CCCCTGAGTCTGGCAATGCTTTGGGGCTCATCATAGATTTAGATCTCAGAGAAGATGGCTTGTATGCTACCCCTGCATATAATGAGCGTGGCCTTGAGGTCGTAAAAAATGCAGGTGGTGTGCTTTGGTCATCACCTGAGTTTATTGCCGGTGATGTGTTCACACGAGATGGTGGCACACCGGTGGGCACAGCCCAACTATTAGCAATTACTTTAACCCCACGCCCTGCGCAGTCTAATGATAAAATTAGCAGGGTTATCCTAACCGAAAGGCTATCTATGATTGATAATCTAGATAATATGTCTGCAGAGGATATGCGCTCTATGCTCATTGCAAAAGATGAGATTGTGCGTGAACTTGAAGACAAAATCAAAGAAATGCAGGCAGATGCAGAGGCTCAATTGACAGAGTCTAAAGCAGATGATGATGCTGAGAAACTAACAGAGCCAGAGGCTGATGAGGATGCAGAAGTTGATGCATCTCTTAAAGAGGCTGATGATGATAAAAAGAGCTATAATATGAGTGAGTCTAATATCATGCTATCAGAGGTCACTGCACTACGTGAAGCTAACACGCAACTATCAAAACGCTTAGAAGCTATTGAAAGTGAAAAGCGTGCAGTTGAGATGCGTGAGGCGGTGGGCTCACTACTGCGTGAGGGTCGTATTGCACCGGCTGAAAAGGCTTTTGCTAATAAAGCTTTTGAGCTTAAAGAATTACAGCCTGAGTTCTGGCAGATGTTCTCAGAAAGACCTGAAAACACTGCAGTGCCATTGCAACAGATAGGGCATGGGGCATCAGGTGCTGAGATCACTAAACAAGCACTTGATACACGTATTAAAGAGACTGCCAAAGAAAAAAGCATTAGCTATTCTGAGGCCCTAAATTATGTTCAACAAAATCATTCTGATTTCTACAATAAAGCTATGGGGGTTTAATCATGGCTGATAATAATATCATTGTTTCATTTATTGCTGACGGGGCTATCACTGAATTTGCACTAGTCTCAGTCACTACTGCAGGCAAGATCTCAGTCACTACTGCAGGCACAGACACTAGATGTGTAGGTGTTGCGCAACGTGCTTGTGCATCTGGTGACTCTGTAGAAGTGCTTGTGTCTGGGCTCACACGTGTGATTGCCGGTGCAACTATTGCAAACACAATCTCATTAGTAATGGCTACCACAGCCGGCAAAGTGACCCCCCACACAGGGTCTACAAAATACAGCATTGGGCAAGTCATCCCAAATATTAATCAAGTAAGCTCAGTGGCGAATGATCAAATTCTGATCAACTTCACAGGCCCACAGAATCTAATCCCGTAGGAGATAAACAATGGCATCATCTTATAGTAATTTGCATCCTGTTGATCAGATCTTAACTAGCCTCATAGCTGAAGCTATCCCAAGTGATGATCAATTAATTGCAGACAAAGTTTTAGAAAATATCACTATCCCTGAGCGCAGTGGCACTCTATTGCTAGAGCAAACACGCAACTTTATGGGTGCAGCAACAGGCCTAGATTTAGAACGTGCAGCAGGCTCATCACGTGCAATGATTGGCTCATTTGATCGTAGCTCACAAACATTCAAAGCTAAGATCTATAGCGCATCTGATAGCATCGCTATGGAAGATATTTTTGATTCACAATATGCAGGTAGTGAAGAGGCACGCATTGCACGCAAAGTTGCACGTGTGCTTAAGCTTGATCGTGAAAAGCGTTGTGCAGATGTGTTATTTGATAGCACTACATTCACCACGTCTGCAGCTGCTGCAGGCTTTGGCACAGCCGGTGCAGAGCCTCTGTCTGAGTTGTTTGACCTGAAAGACACAGTATTTGCAGCAGCACATGGCATCAACCCAGACACACTTATCTTAGGGCGTGATTGTTTCAGAGCACTTGCTAAGAATCCTGAGGTTCGCGGGTATGTCGGTGACTCATCACAAAACGGTGCATTTAGTTCAGGTAATCAGATCTTGAATGATGGTGCTGTGATTGCAGTGCTTAGAGATGTTTTAGGCATCCCTAACATTCATGTAGGACAAGCACGCAGAGAAACTGCAGTTGCCGGTGCGACAAGCTCAGAAGCATACATCTGGGCCGGCACTAAGTGTTTCATGGGCATCTTACGTGGCTCTGATGCAGTAGTCCAAAAATCAGGTAATGTGAAAGGTATGCCTGTGGCAGCACTTAATCTACAATTCTCTGATATGGTTGCCGGCCAATATGATGCACTTGATCAGACTAGACGCTATGTATGGGGTGAAGAAGTGAACAGTTTCCATACTGTTGATTCAACCCTAGGCCACGTCTTGACGGGCTGTTAAAGTGTATGCGTTGTCAGTGTAGCCATACATTATTAAATGAGTCTGATGCAGACGTGCGTGCAGTTAATGATTTAACTAAGCAAGCTAAAGAAGCATCTGGCGTGATGGCTACATTGATAAAAGCTAGACGTGATCAGCTAAAAGCTGAAATCACAGCAGAAAAAGACTTTGAAAAAGCAATGAGCAAAAGCACTAAAGCTTTACTCGATACAATAGAGCAGGCAGTTGCAGAAGCAGGCCCAGATATATTGTTAAACGCATCAGATGAGCAACTGTTAGAGCTACTCATAAAGGGTGGCCTTGGTGTTGCTATTGATGACTTCATAACTCAGCAATCTAAAATTAGATCGAGCATAAGCAAAACACTCACAGCTGTTGAGCCTACGTTTAGCTTAGATAGTCTCACGTCTGAGATTGATGCACTGAGTGCACAGAATATAGAAACTATTTTTGAGGGCATAATTGTGCCATCAGTAAAACAAAACATCAGAGAGAGTTTGTTAGATTTAGAAGTAGCAGTACCATTAGCCACTGTGATGAGCAATCTGCAGACTACAATGAAAAGAGCAGAGGGTGGGCAACTAACAAAGATCAAGACTAAGATTTCACAATATGGCAGGGGCATCACAGCCATAGCTGCAGAAGTTGCAGGGCTAGATCATTATTTATACACCGGCCCTAAGGATGGGATTACACGTGATTTCTGCAGAGATCTAGTTAATAAAGTGGTGACTGAAAAGCAGATGAGCAAGTTAAACAATAAACAAGGGCTAAGCGTTAAAACGTCAGGCGGGGGCTATAACTGCAGACATTCGTGGTCACCTGTTACAGAGTCATTCATAGAAGCTGCAAAGCTTACTAGAGCTAAACCAAGTGACATAAGCAAAGCAAATGGAGATGCATAGCAATGCGTAAAACAATCACATCACTAGCACACAGATTTATCTGGTCACCACAGACACCGATTACAGGCACACCTGCGCTTAGTATTGCTAGCCCAATTGCTGTGAGTGAAAACCTTACTCGATTCACTAATGATTTAACAATCACAGCTATAGCATCTGACAGACGCACACTGACATTAAGCACAGCACCTGCAAACTATTACAGAGAACAGCAAGCAGGCTTTGTACTTACTGCACATGATACACATTACTCAGTGCGAGTGGTGCGCTTAGGTGGCACACAAGCACTACTTGCAGAGCCGTTGCCACGTGAGATTGATTTATCTTCCAATGCTACACTACACCTGCCCACAAGCTTTGTAGATATAGCCGCCGGTGTATTGACTACATCTGGCTATTATACATGGGCTGTAGATTACACCCAATTATACATGGGGCAACTACACAAAGATAAAGGTCTGTTAAAGGTCACACCCAGACCATTTAACACAGGGCTCACACACACTGAGCTTGTTGCATTGTTTGCTAATTTGGCTGACATGATACCTAGGCGACAAGCTGATTTTAGTCAGCAAATAGAGTCAAGTTTAGACGAGCTGACTTTAGCAATTAGGGCTCATCTAAACAGCGATCATATCACAGAAGATGAGGTATTCAATCCTGAGTCATTTAAGCTAGCACACGCTTATTGTGCAGCAGCTATCATCTATGAGCAGGCTTTACAGTTTGATCACGCAGAAGCTATGCGCACAAGATGTGCAGAGCTATTAGATCGAGCATTGCAGAGCATTGCATTAGATCTAGATGGGGATGGGGTAGTCGATGATGGTGAGGAAAGCTTGCAGAGAAGTGGGGGCAGTGACACAGATTTTAGGGCATCTTGGAAAGGCTACACCAAAAAGGATAATGATCTAACATTCACACCTGCTAGAGGGATGAGACACTAATGTCTGCTAAGATTGCCATCAATATCCCTAGGACAATTTGGTCTGCACAAGACACAATGAAGCTTGCACAAAACACGCTTGCTTCTATTAAGTTGCGCACAAGCAGAGGCATAGATGCAAACGGCAAAGGGTTTAAGAAGTACAGTAAAAAAGCTTTGTATGTTTCTAAACGTGGTGCACGCTTATCACCTAAGGGGGGCAGGCCTTCACGCACCGGTAAGTCAGTTTATTATGCCGGTGGTTATGAACAATACAAGCGTGATAGTAAAAAGGTTGATGATGATGTTCTAGTAGATCTGGTGTTGAGTGGTCAGCTAATGAATAATCTTATTGTCACTGATGCCACTGCTACTGAGTTTAAAATAGGACTTACAAAGCACGTATCAAGCTATGGTTATCATGTAAATGAGAAGCGTGAATTCTTAGGTTTATCACCAGGCGATGTGGAGATTTTAACTGAGTCTGTTAATATTGAGATCAGAAAAAAGCTAGGATTACGCAAATGAGTCAAGGCACATTCTCAGCACTCAAATATTTAGAGAACTCAATAGAGAGCATCACACCCAAATCAGATGCACACCATGGTTTTGTAGCGACTAATAGAGGGGATGGCTACACTGCAGC